TGAGTAAAGTATGGGACAAGCAGCACGGCGGGAGTCACTATCAAAAGTATAAGATTCAGCCAAGTAAATTTGTAGTGGAGAATAAACTTTTATATCCTGAAGGATGTGCTATAAAATACATAATAAGACATCAAGATAAAAATGGTAAAGAAGATTTATTGAAAGCAATACATTTTATAGAGATGATAATCGAAAGGGATTATAATGTGTAATACACCAGAAGATTTAAATCTAAAAGGTATAGACACTGTAGCAGTTGATATTGAAACATATGATCCAAATTTAAAATCAAAAGGATTAGGTGCTATCAGAGGTGATGGTTTTATTTGTGGTATTGCTATTGCAACTGATAATGAAACTGTTTACTTTCCTTTGAGTCATGCTGATACAGATTTATCTTTAGATAAAAAATTAAAACTCTGGGAGTCTTTAGACGAAAAAATTTTTCAAAACGAAAAGATTACTAAAGTATTTCACAATGCTATGTATGATGTCTGTTGGATAAGAGCTGTGACTGGTAAAAAGATGAGAGGTAGAATTGTTGACACAATGATTGCAGCTTCTGTAATTGATGAAAATAGATTTAAATATTCATTAGACTCATTATCAAAAGATTATTTGAAAGATGAGAAATACAAATACGATCTACAAGAAAAAACATTAGAGTGGTCTGGTGGGACTGTAAAAGATCCTATGACTAACATGCACAAACTACCTGCTTCTGTTGTAAAAGAATATGCAAAACAAGATGTGAATTTAACGTTACGTCTATGGAAGTTATTTAATAATAAATTAGACGAGGTATTATATACTAAACCAGAGAATAATGAAAAGAAAACTTGTAGGAATATATTTGAATTAGAAACAAAATTATTTCCTTGTCTAGTTGACATGAAATTTAAGGGAGTTAAAATAGATACCCAAAAAGCTGAACAGTTTGGTAAAAGATTAGAAAGATGTAGAGATAAGATAATTAAGTTTATTAAATTAAAAACAAACGTAGACGTACAGATATGGGCAGCTTCATCGTTAAAAAATTTATTAGACCAACAGAAAATTACAAACTATAAAACAACACCGAAGTCTAAACTACCACAACTACCAAAAGATTATTTACGTACACATGAGAATAGATTTTTAAGATTAGTAGCTAAAGCTAGAGAGTTTGATAAAGCTAAAAGCACCTTTGTCGATGGTCTATTAAGTTTCGTACATAATGGTAGAATACATGCTGACATCAATCAGATAAGAGGTGATGGCGGTGGGACTGTAACTGGTAGATTTTCTATGAGTAACCCAAACCTTCAACAGATTCCATCAAAAGGATTTATTGGTAAAAAGATGAGAGAACTATTTATACCTGATAATGGTTATAAATGGGGGTCATTTGATTACTCACAACAAGAACCTCGTATTGTTGTACACTATGCGATCAAATTGGGTCTTCCTGGGACCGACGGTTTACAAGAAGAGTTTGACAAAGAAGACGCTGACTTTCATCAGATCGTTGCAGATATGGCAAACATACCAAGGTCACAAGCTAAAGTGATCAATCTGGGTCTGTTTTATGGTATGGGAAAAATAAAATTACAAAAAGAATTAAGTTTAGACTCTGTAAATGCTAGAAAATTATTTCAAACTTATCATGGTAAAGTACCTTTTGTTAAGCAATTATCTTATGCTTTATCGGACTTTGCAACAGAAGAGGGCTTATTGTTTACTCTAGGGGATAGGTTCTGTAGATTTAATAAGTGGGAAACCAACGATAAAAAATGGAATAATGATAAACAAAGATTTGACGAAGTGCCTTTATATAATAATAAAGAACAAGCTATGGATGCCTATAAGCTAGAGCAAATGAAAAAGTATAATGAACTAACAGATCCTGAGTGTGAGTTCTTTGATAAACATTATACACGAGCATTTACTTACAAAGCTTTGAATAGATTGATACAAGGGTCCGCTGCAGATATGACAAAGAAGGCCATGGTAGATCTTTATGAAAAAGGTATAGTGCCTCACATACAAATACACGATGAACTTTGTTTTTCGACCACGGACCACGAATCAAAATTAATTAAAGAGACAATGGAACAAACGATGCCTCTTGAAGTTAAGAACAAAGTGGACTATGAATCCGGAGTGAATTGGGGTAGTATTAAATGAGGATTTTTTATGGCTTACTTAAATGCAAATATACCAGTAACTTATGCTCAAATAAGGAGAGAATATTTATATGATCTTAAAAAACATCATGGAGAAGTTGAAGACTGTATTATCTTTGGCCTTAGCGCTATTACAGGTAAGTCAATCTTATTTCATGCTATTATGGAAAATGGTGCAATCTTTTATCGTCTCCCAATTACGGCTTTTATTCAACGTGGTTTTCAACCGGAGTCTGTTCCCATTAGGAGACTTGATGAACTTCAACTCTGGAATTGTTTTTCTTATTATCCTTCTGTGCATTCTTGGGATATTCTAGACGGTCAAGCTGGTAAATACATTGGTAAAGATAAAAAATGGCATCATGGTAAATACTTATTTACTGTTGACTTTGCTCACCCAGAGTCTAATATCTTAGACACGGATCATTCAGAGATACCGCACGAGCACAAATGCGCTCATATCATAGCCCTAGACGATGGGAACTATGCAGCACAGCCAAACAATCGATGTATATGGGACATACCTTCTTTTACAGTGAAGGATAATATCCCGGATTGGAAAGTGCAAACATCTGAATGGAACGTAGAAAACACAAGTAAATGGAAGACCGAGGATACGGATAACTTCTTTTACGAAATAGAGGAGAAAAAACATGATTAGAAAAATTAAACAAAAGTTAAAAGCTATTTGGAATAGTATCGTGTCAAAATTCTGGCAAGATTAGTATGATTGGAGGTTGTTATGAATTACAGATTCACAGCAATACTGATAATTTTATTGTGTTTACTGGCAGTTTTTGTAAGGCCATCACAGCCATTGAAAACAGAGGATAAAAAATATATACTACCAAAGCCAAAACCAAAAATAAATGAGTGAAAAACCTTTAAACATATCTGAATCCGCTGCCGTGCAGATGCCTATGAAAACGGTTGCTAGCTTAATTTTGCTCGTCGCAGCCGGCACATTCGCTTATACCGAGCTTACAGCAAGGTTAGTATCGCTGGAGACATCACGTGAGTTGTTTCAAAATGATTTGCTTAAGAAGTCCGAACAGGTCCCCGTCGATCAAGAGCAGATATTTTTAATTGAAGATCTTTATAAAACCGTAGAGAAAATGGAAAAGACTCAAGAGATGAATATGACAAACAAAGTTAATATAGAATTTCTTTCTTCACAATTAGAAAAAGCATTAAGTGATATTGAACAATTAAAAGACAAGGTTAGAGAAAATGGAAAGAATTACTAGAAAAATCTTAGATTATATTTCTGATCAAGAAAAAAAAGCAAAACAAATGAGTTATGTAAAAAATCTTAAACAAGAAGTAGAGATTGGTGCGAATGGCACACAAAGATACAAAATTAAAGAAGGTAAAAACAAAGGTAAAATATTATGACTGATATGATAGTGGCCCTTCTTATGATTATCAACGGAGAAATCAAGGAACACAGAATACAAGAGTCTATGTCTGAATGCCTAAAGGGTAAGAGGGTTGCAATGCGTGATACGAAAAAACAGGTGCAGTACCAGTGCATAAAATCTATGGCGGAATTAGAGAAAAATATTGATGGATCTTTGTCGATAAAAAAGCTAATATTAGATTAATGAAAATACAGGCAGAAATTGTTAACGGGCAGTGTCCTACCTGCGAAGAACATACTATGTTAGTTGGTCTAACTCCTGAAATGTTTAGATGTATGAGTTGTGGTGCCGATCTAAGACAACACATCAATGGTAAAATAAGTTACATTCCAAATAATATAGATCCAAAAAACACATTTTTAAAATTAACAGAGGTTTCTGATGGCCAAGAAAGCTAAAGGGTTATACGCTAAAGTAGCCCACGAACCTATATTTCATACTACTT